ATTAGTTTTTGCTCGTAAAGAAAAACCTGAAAAAATCCTAATTATCGCAAACAAAATGGATACTGCCGTTGAGATGGCAAATAAAGTCCGTGCGTTTGTTGAACAATGGCCAAAATGGATGGGTGTTGGGTTCTCTGCGGAAAAAAACTCACAAAGACATTTTAAATTAACTAATGGGTGTGAAGTAAAGGCGGTTGCAACATCAAAAGATGCCTTACGTGGATATACCCCAACCATATTAATATTCGATGAAGCCGCTTACATAAATGCCGATGAGGACTTTTGGTCAGCATGTATGGCGTCCCTTTCAACAGGAGGTAAAGTTATTGTAATTTCAACACCAAACGGATTTGACCCTATCTATTACTCAATATACAGTCAGGCGATTAAAGGTATGAATGACTTTAGAATTACTGAAATGTATTGGTTTAGGGATCCGAGATACTCAAAAGACTTAAAACTCATTAAATGTAGTGATATTGTTCATTACATGTTAAATAGAGCAGACTATAAAGATGATGAAATAACGTTAGATTATTCAGAGATTAAAGTTTCTGATAGAGATTTTAACGAAATAAAACAAAAAATAGAAAATGGTGGATATAAAGCCTATAGTTCTTGGTTTGAGGCTATGGCCAAAAAATTAAAGTTTGATAGAAGAAAAATATCACAGGAACTTGAGTGTAATTTTTTAGGTTCGGGGGATAATGTAATACCTCCTGAAACTATGAAAACCATAAAAGATAATCAATTAAAAGAACCTGATAATAAATTAATGGGTGGTGCATTATGGCAGTGGAAAGAACCTGTTGTCGGTCATCGATATATTATGGGTATGGACGTTTCTCGTGGAGATAGTGAAGATTTTACAACATTTACAATTATTGATTTTGACAATAGGGAACAAGTATTAGAATATATTGGAAAAGTCCCTCCTGATGTTGTTGCAGAAATTGCTTACAAATGGGGAATAATGTATAGTGCGTTTATAGTTACCGACATAACCGGTGGTATGGGTGTTGCAACATCAAGAAAACTCCAAGAACTAGGTTATAAAAATTTATATGTGGATGGAGTTAATCCTGCCGATAAATGGAAGTGGGATCCAAAAGCACAAGATAAAATACCTGGCATTAACTTTAACTCAAAAAGAGTTCAAATAGTTGCTGCTTTTGAAGAGGCGTTAAGACACGATTTCGGAGTTAGATCCCAAAGACTTTATAACGAATTAAATACTTTTGTTTATATAAACGGAAAACCTGACCATCAAAAAGGACAACATGATGACCTTATTATGGCGATGGCAATGGCTCTATATGTTGCCGAAACATCATTTTCAAAATTAGAAAAAGCAACAGAACAGGCAAAGGCAATGTTAGAATCATGGACAACTGAGACATCTACATTTAAAGACTCATATCAAAATTTTAACCCAGGAATACCTGTAATGACACATGACCATATAGGAATGAATAGAAATACTTTAACAAAAAGCGATTATGAAAAGTATTTATGGTTATTCGGACCAAGAAGGGTTTAAATTAAAATTATTGGTCTTATTTTTTAAATAAAAAATTTATGGCAGAACAAAAAATAACAATATGGCAAAGATTAAGTAAGACTTTTGGTCCATCATCTACTATGGATCAACAGTCCCCTGTTTTTAAATTTGATAAAAAAGAATTATTAAAAACAACAAATAAACAGGAGTACGAAACTGAGAAGTTACAAGCACAACAAACCATGTATATTGGTCAGCAGTGGCAAAAAGTAGAAAGTAACTTATACCAACAAGCGGTTTATTATGAACCAACAAGAATGGCTTCTTATTACGATTATGAATCTATGGAATATACCCCTGAGATTTCTGCAGCGTTAGACATATATAGTGAAGAATCGACAACACCAGACCAAGAAGGTTTAATTTTAAAGGTATATTCAGAGTCAAAAAGAATAAAACAAGTATTAACAGATTTATTTACTAATAAGTTGGATATTAACACAAACTTACCTATGTGGACAAGAAACACTTGTAAGTTTGGTGATAATTTTATTTATCTAAAATTAGATCCTGAGAAAGGTATTGTTGGTTGCCAGCAATTACCAAACATTCAAATTGAAAGATTAGAAAAAGGTATGAGATTTCAACCTGATAAATATTCACAAGAAATGGAAAACGATGCTTTGAAGTTTGTTTGGAAAGAAAAAAACATGGAATTTAATACTTGGGAAATTGGTCACTTTAGAATTTTAGGAGATGATAGAAAATTACCTTATGGTACATCTATGTTAGAAAAGGCAAGACGTATTTGGAAACAACTTTTATTATGTGAGGATGCGATGTTAATTTACCGAGTATCAAGAGCACCTGAAAGAAGGGTGTTTAAAGTATTTGTTGGTAATATGGATGATAAAGATGTTGACGCTTATGTACAAAGAGTTGCAGGTAAATTTAAAAGAGATCAAATAGCAGACCCAAAGACGGGTAATGTAGATATGAGATATAATCAAATGGCGGTAGACCAAGATTATTTTATTCCTGTTAGGGATGCCGGTGCACCCGAACCAATTACTACTTTGGCTGGTGCTGCTAATTTAGCGGAAATTGCCGATATTGAATACATACAAAAGAAACTTGTAACTGCGTTAAGAATACCAAAGGCTTATTTAGGATTTGAAGAGGCTGTTGGTGATGGTAAAAATTTATCCCTACTTGATATTAGGTTCGCAAGAACAATTAATAGAATCCAAAAATCGATGCTTGCTGAATTAAATAAAATTGCAATCATACATTTATTTTTATTAGGGTTTGAGGATGAGTTAACTAACTTTACTTTATCATTAAACAATCCATCAAAACAAGGTGAGTTATTATCTTTAGAGATATGGAAAGAAAAAATAACATTATATAAAGATGCGGTTGCTGAAGTTGCAAAATCAGTGGCTCCCGTTTCGGCTTCTTGGGCTAAGAAAAATATTTTAGGATTCTCAGATGAGGAAATAAAATTAGATATACAACAACAAAGAATTGAAAGAGCGGTTTCTGCTGAGTTAGAAAAAACAGCTGAAGTAATTGCAAAAACAGGACTATTTGATAATATTGACCAATTATACGGTAAAAAAGAAGAGGCTGCTGGTGGCGCACCTGCTGGCGGTGAAGCACCTGCTGGCGGTGAAGCTGGTGGTGCACCTCCTCCACCTGAACCTCCAGCAGGTGGAGAAGCGGCTCCTCCTCCGATGGAAAGATTTGTTAGAAATGACTTAGATTTAATTTTAGAGGATAGTTTATTTTATGGAAAAACTTCTATTGATTTATCTAAAGGTCGATTGGGTTTATCAGAAATTGATGACAAATTAAAAGATTTATTAGATAAGTAATATATTTATTAATAAAAACATTATGAGTACATTTGGTTTAATAAAAACAAAATTAGAAGAGGCGTCTATAATCGCTTACAAAAATAATAAGTTTGATAGTTTCATTAAGGGATTTAAAGGTTTAGTATTAGAAAATAAAGATTTATGTGAACTTTATTATATATATGAAGATCTTTATACTAATAAAGGTTTAGATAGGGATATTGCTGACGACTATATAAACGAAACGATTGAATACTCAAAAATTCTAATAAAAGAAAATCAAGATGACATAAATTTTATTAGTAAATGGTTAGACAAAAATCTTGTAGATACTAAAAATAATAATTATAGTGATTTAGACACCTTGATTTATAGTAATAGTATTAAAAATTTAGAAAAAGTTTTAGAATCAAAAAAACAAATAAAAAATACATTAATTAAAGAGTCAAAAAAAGATAAACCGACAGAATCTGTTAGTTTACCATTAGAGACTATGGTAAAAATGTATGAATCTAATTTAAAAAAAGATTTAAATTTAAATGAAAACGAAGTAAAAGAGATTAGTGAAATTAAAAATTTATCTAAAAATGAAATAGAGAATGAAATTAAAGAATTAAGTGAATCTATAATTTCAAAATTAAAACCATCTTTAAATGAATCTACTGACTCAGAATTGAATGAAAAAATACAAAGTACGATTGATAGAGTAAAAAATACTAAAATTGACCATTATAATTTATATAAATTAAGAAAATTAAATAGTGGTTTATGACAAAATTTTTTAAATCATTATTAGGTTCAGGTTCAGCAACGCTTTCATCAAAAAGATTTGTTGGTATTATTTGTGTTTTAAGTTTAATAGTTAGTTTAATGGTTTCAGTTTTTTCACAAGGAACCCTTTGCCCCGATGAATCTTTGGTTGATGTTATAGGATTATTGGCATTTGGATCTTTAGGGTTAACTTCAACAGAATTAATATTTGGAAAAAAAATAGATAATAAAAAAGACTCTAATATTGAATCATAAATTTTTTTTATAAGTGATTTGGAAAATTTAGAAGATACTATAAAAAAGATTTTGTTGAATATGAAATATGATTCAAGAAAAAATTTATCTGAAAATAAAAAATATTTACTACATGAAGAACCAAATCAACAAGACAATGTAGGGTTTACTAATTCATATAATGTTTTTGGTAAACCAATCGCATTTAAAGGCCAAATTATTAACACTGTAGGTCAGCAAATTACAGGTACTTGGCCTCCAGTTACTATTGGTGATCGTAGATTAGCAATGAACATTATTGGTGGGAATGATGACTTATTAAATAAAGAAATTGAACGATCCAAAAATTCAAAAAATATTGATAGTGATTATAAATTTTTAATGAAAGATGCGTTAAGTGTGGTTAAAGGATTGGGTGTAAATATGTCAGCACCATATATGATATTTAGTGATGGTTCTTATTATTATTTGAGATTAGATTTTCTTTCTGGTAACTGGGGTAAAGATATAATCAAAGGAAAAGTTGTTGACAATAGTAGATATTATCCATGGTCAACAAATGTCACAAAGAGTATTGGTACAATATCTAATACAAAAATGGCTGGTGGTGTGTATGAAAAAAATGGATATGGAGGTGAAGAACTAAAACTTATCTATAGTCACGTACAGACTAAAAATGAACCAACAAAAAAACCAGAAATAGTTGTTAAAGCCGCAGATGTTGCAACTAATGTTAGTATTGAAAATGGGGAATTTGTTATAACCGCTAAAAAAACAAAAGATGGATCAGAAAAAGATACTATAAAAGATAAAAGTAATGAAAACATAAAAAAAGAAATTAAAAATAATATTTTTTTTAACATTGATGATGGAGGTATTGTTAATGATGTTTTTATTGAGGTGTGATTAATCTTTTTGATTTTTTTGTCTATATTGAGCTTTCTTTTTTTGTGCTCTTTTTTTAACCGATGGTTTTGTAAACTCTTGTCTTTCTTGTAATTTTTGAATTTGTTTTGTTTTATAAATTTTAAATTTATAAGTTTTTAATGCTTGTTCTAAAGACTTTTCGTTTTTTACTGGAACTATTATCATAAATTTTTTTGGTTTTATTATATAAATATTAGGATATTTTTTAAATTTTGACAAGTACTTAAAGTTTTATTATAATTGTTAAAACAATAAACTTGTAAGAAATGAAAAATGAAAAAAGGAAAGACATCAAAACTAAA